TAAAGATCATAGAGATATCGAACCTGAGATGATAGATTATTTACTCTCAGTTGCTGATGTTTCCAATGTATATGCTCTTGATATTGAAGAGATTAATGATTACTTGAATGGTCTGGAGCAATATTGTGATGAACAATATGTACAATCTCAAGAACAATTATTAAACAGGAGTGCTTAATTATGTTTAACCATGATGTAATAGACTTTACCGTGGAGAAATTCCATCTTGATTCTCATGATGGATATAATATACCACATGAAATAGGTATGGGTCTTAGACGTACTGATAATAAACAAGCTCTTGCCATAGTATCAGATGTCTATGAACCTGTTCAGTATCAAGACATAGTATCTGGTATGGAATCAGCATTAGATTTATCAGGTCTTGATATGACTGATGCTGAATTTGAAACTAATGTACATGATAATGGTGCTAAGTTAGAATTACGTGCCAAGTTTCCTGCTCATTCTTTATCTCTTCATGGTACAGATGAAGTTATACCTGAGTTTGTATTTCGTACTTCTCACAATCGAACATGGGCTAATAACGGAATGATGGGATTATGGAGAGGCTTCTGTTATAATACATTAGTATCTGGTGACAAGTTAGCTTATGTTTATGGTAGACATACAAAGAACTTTAATATTCCTGCATTTGCATCAAAGATTAAGAACGCTGGAAAGTACATAGCTGGTGATGGATTATCTACAATGAGGAGATGGTATCATAAAGAAGTATCTCGTGATGCTACTATTAACTTGTTTACTCATACTCTTGCAAAGAGAACAGATAATGTTACTCGTAAGACAGTAGCTAATAAAGTTATGCTATCGAATCTAATGAAGATCTTTGATGAAGAGAATCGTCACTTGCATGGTCGTGGACACTATGAAAAATATGGTACTCGAAATACAGGTACATTATGGACTGCTTATCAAGCTGCTACTTGTTGGTCTAGTCATGATAAGATAGTTGGTCATAGTGGTAACGGTGATAGACCTTCCTCTAATGTAATAGGATTAAGAGAAGATAAAGTAAGGAATATGTTACACTCAGATCAATGGCTTGCATTAGCAGCATAAGTAACTGAAACAAGGGAGAGATTAATTTCTCTCCCTATTCTTTAAAGAAGATGTAAAAGAATGAAAATAATAAAAGGAATTACTTTACATCCTAATGTCTTGGCAGTACCAGAAGATAAGACATTACATATCTCTAATGTTGAAGATTGGTTAGAGTATAATGATAGTATGAGGAAACAATACTCTACATTAGCTCGTAAGAAAGTGAAGGGTGCTTTAGCCAGAAGTTTAATTCACGAGGGATATGTCAAAGAAATAAGACATTATCTGAGAACAAGTGATTGGATCTCTGCTTTTTATGGAAGAGATCAAGAGTTCTCCACTCCTAGAAAACTTATAGCACGAGGGAATAATTATGAGACAACGAACTAGAGAAACAGCACAAGCGTTTCTGAATCATACTAAAAAATCAAGTGGCAATTGTTCTTCCACGGGTGAAGATTATCTTTTACATGGTCATTGCATAGCATGGTGGAACTATGGTAAAGAGAAACCTGAGATACATTTTAACTTACGAGGTTGGCCTACCGTTACCACTCGTGATAGAATTAATGGAATCTTGGAATTATTAGATTCAAAATATAGAGTATGCCAAAGAAATTTTACTCAGTTTCTTACAAGTCCCGGTCATTCTTTAATTCTCATTCCTGATGATGGTACATTTATGATTCCTAATAATTAATATGACTATCGAACTACAGAAAGGAGGATGGTATTTAATAGAAGGTTCTGAATTTAAATCAGGACCATTCTTGACATTCTTAGATGCATATACTATTTATAATAATATAAACTTATATCGAAAGGTAAGATCATGAACTTTGTACTTCGTTTACGTAAAGATAAAAGCATACCTCGTAGCTCTGTTAAAACAGATCATGGTACACGATATGATTGGGGTAAATGGTACTTACATTTAGCTAAAACTCCTCACTTCTGGAGCATGAAAGGTATCATTGATATACGAGGCCGTACTTTTGTGCTATAATTAAGGAAGGAACGTGAGGGTGAAATTCCCTCACGATCCTCATAGGAGAAGGTAATGAGAAGATCTAGATTCATTAGAATTAAACATCCTGAATGTATAAATGTAGATGATATGTATAAAAATAATGAAGGGCTATGGAAAACTTTAAAGATAAATAAGATATCTAAAAAGAATCAAAGCTGTATGCTTTGGACAAAAAGAAATGTGTACAAATTAGAGGTATAATATCATGAATGTTCTTAGTCTTTTTGATGGTATATCTTGTGGTCAACTTGCATTAGATAGAGCATCTAAAAAATATAATAAATATATAGCAAGTGAAATAAATAAACATGCTTTAGAAATTACTAAAAGAAATTTTCCTAATACTATACATATAGGAGATGTCAATCATTGGAAAGATAGTGGATGTAAAGAAACAAATTATTCTATACATACTGACACTATAGATTTATTATTGGGAGGTAGTCCATGTCAAGGATTCTCAAGATGTGGAACTCAATTAGGTTTTAATGATAAAAGAAGTAAATTATTTTTTAGATTTTTAGAAATCTTTTATAGAATTAAACCAAAATATTTTTTATTAGAGAACACAGTTATGAAAAAAGAATGGGAAGATATTATAACTGATTACTTAAATGTTTCCCCATTAAAAATTAATTCGTCTTTATTTTCTGCTCAAAATAGAGAAAGATTATATTGGACTAATATACCTATAGATAAAAAAATATTAGAACATAAAAATATAATGTTAAAAGATATTATAGGAGAGTACAAAGGTATATATGTTTATCCAAGAGGATCAAACAAAGGAGGATTAAAACATTACTATGGAAAATGTCCGACCATAACTTCTTCAAGTTGGGAAACTAATTATTTTATAATAGATAATAATAATCAGAAACGAAAGTTTACAGTGGAAGAATGTGAACAAATTCAAACACTTCCAATAGGGTATACAAAAGGAATAGCTAATACAAATAGATATAAAGTTATTGGAAATTCATGGACTGTTGATGTAATAGCAAAGATACTAAAAGGAATAAAATAATGAATGGTCAGAGAAAAAATAATCCGGTTGCAAAGCAACTCTCTGATCCCATGTGGAGAAAGAGAATAGTGAATAGTAAAGTAATTTATACTAGAAAAATAAAACATAAAGAGGAACAACAGAATGTTAACAAGTAATTCTTTAGTCTTTTGTTTTATTGTTAGTTTATTTACGTTTGCTTTAGGATACTATATGTCTTATGAGATAGGAGCTTTAAGTTTATGTTTGTAATAACAAAGACAGACGTTGATGACTTGATGTTTGATATCTTAAGTGAAGATGGTGGACAGCCTATGTTATTTAAAACTAAATTAGCAGCCTCACAATATATAGATTATATTTGTGAACAATTTAATATACCACCTGATGTATATATGTTGAATGATGGTATAGAAATTTCTAGAATGCATTAATAATTAATGGAGATTAATATGGATATCGAACGTGAACTACGAAAAAATGTTAAAGACTTACAAGAACAATTAAATCGTGCTCATAAAAGAATAAAAACATTACAAGATGAAATATATTCTTTACGAAGAAAGATAAATCCAGAGGCTAGTTTTTCCAGTAACATGAGTGGATGGGCATTGATGGAAGATCCAGAGCATAGATAAAGGAGAAAACTAATGGGTAGAGTAAAAGATTGGTTAATCGAAATGGAAGAAGATGCAGGACATTTATCTTTAACTGATTGGGTTGCTATACATGGCATCAGTCATAAAGAAATATGGGAAAAATTAAATTCTGATTCTGATTTAGATCAGTTAGATTTAGGATTATAAAATGCCCAAGAATTTCTTGCAAAAAGAACGACAAAGAATCTTTAGAGAATTAACAAAGCAATACCAAGGAGAGGGTTATTATAAAAGAGAAGCTAAACGAATGGCCCGAAGAGATACAGATGATATCATGGCTGATAAAGAAACATTTGTAGATAATTTTATGCAAGATACATGGGGAGAAGTAGATGAATGAAACTATAATCTGTATTGAATGGATTGATTCAGTTGAATATCAAGATGCAGATTGGAAATCAGAAGAAGAAGTAGGAGCATTAATTCCTATGATGGTTAAGTCATGTGGCTTACTTGTAAATGAAGACGATATTTATGTTACTCTTGCTGGATCAATTAACAATTATAATGTAAAAAATGAAGCTCAGTATGGAGGATTAATTACTATTCCAAAATGTGCCATAATGAAACGATGGTCTTTTCCAAGGAGTTTCTTTCAATGAGTAATTACATGGAGAAAATACAAAAAGAAATTAGAAACCGTGAAAAATCTAGTGGTGGAAATGTTGATTTTATTAATAGCATGGGTGATGATAAAACTGTAGTGGATTCTGCACGAGTTTCTTTTAATAAAGATATGGTAAAAGGTAAGATCGAATATGATTGTACTCCTACTGATGAAAAACTAATTAGATATCTTGCAGAACATGGGCATTGGTCACCCTTCTCCCATTGTTATGCCACATTTAAGATAGCTGCTCCGGTATTTGTAGCTAGACAATTAATAAAACACCAAGTTGGATTAGCTTGGAATGAAATATCAAGGAGATATGTTGACACTCCTCCTGATTTCTGGTATCCATCTTCATGGAGAGAACGAGCAGAGAATAAAAAGCAAGGATCAACAAGCCATGAAATTTTTGGAAACACTTGGATTAATGAAAAATATTATGCTGCTATTAATACTTGTAAAAAAACTTATGAAGAAATGTTAAAAGCTAATGTATGTCCTGAACAAGCAAGAGCTATTCTTCCACAGTCTATGATAACAAAATGGTATTGGTCAGGGAGTTTGTATGCTTTTGCCAGAGTATGTAATTTAAGATTACAAGAAGATGCACAAACAGAAACAAGATGGATAGCAGAAGCTATCGCTGAACATATGCAAGGTATCTTTCCTATATCATGGAAATATTTAGTACAAGATTATATTGTTAAAGAGGAAGATGAAATGAGTGAACGTATGAAAGAAATATATAATGGCACATGGCCGGGACCGGGGGTATAATGCAACAACAGAAATGGTTAGATCGTGGAGCTTGTCCTGCTTGTGGATCTAGTGATGCTAATGTTAATCATACAGCAGGATATTCGTGGTGTTTCTCTTGTCAAACTAGATTTGATGATAATGTAGTAACTATATCTAAAACAAAGGTAAAATCTATGGCTACACTTGGAGAATGGGGAGAGATCCCTGAACGTAAAATATCTTTAGAGACTGCCAAGAAATTTAATACTAAGATCAAAAGAAATGGTAACATAACTACCCATCATTTGTATGGTTATTATAATGATAAAGGGGAACACATAGGAAATAAAATAAGACAAACAAAAGATAAACGTATGTGGGTAGAGGGAGAATTATCTGATGCTGTATTGTTTGGACAAAATATATTCACACAGAAAGCAAAGTATATTACAATTTGTGAAGGTGAAGTAGATGCAATGTCAGCCTATGAACTTATGGGATCAAAATGGCCCAGTGTTAGCATAAAAACCGGGGCAGCAGGATCATTAAGAGATTGTAAAGAAGCCTTTGATTATCTAGATAGGTTTGATAATGTTGTTCTTTGTTTTGATATGGATAAGCAAGGACAAGAAGCTGCTGAAAAAATAGCTCAGTTATTTGCTCCTAATAAATGTAAAATTATGAGGATGAATCATAAGGATGCTAATGAATATCTTAAAATGGGACAACGTGAAACCTTTACACAAGATTGGTGGGGTGCTAAATCATATACACCAGCAGGAATTATTAACCTGAAAGATTTAGGTGAGTCTCTCTTTGAAGAAGAGTATTGTGAAACTTGTTTGTATCCTTGGCCTAAGATGAATGAAAAAACATATGGAATGAGAACCGGAGAATTGATTACGTTTTGTAGTGGGGCAGGAATGGGAAAATCCTCCATAACTAGAGAACTTATACATCATATTCTACGTAGTACAAAAGATAACATTGGTATTCTTGCATTGGAAGAAGGTATTAAACACACAGCCTGGAATATTATGTCCGTTGAAGCTGAATCTCGTTTATATATTAAGGAAGTTAGAGAAGGATATAGTAGTGAGCAACTAAAAGAATGGCAAGATGCTACTGTAGGTAGTGGAAGAATCTTTGCATTCGATCACTTTGGATCAATAAGTAATGATGAAATACTTTCACGAGTTAGATACATGGCTCAAGCTCTTGATATTAAATGGGTTATTCTAGATCATTTATCAATTTTAGTTTCAGGTCAAGAAGATAACGACGAAAGAAAAAGTATAGATATATTAATGACAAAGCTAAGATCATTAGTAGAACAAACAGGAATATGTTTACTCTTGGTATCTCACTTACGTAGACCTGCTGGTGATAGAGGACATGAAGATGGCAGAGAAATAAGTTTAAGTCATCTTAGAGGATCAGCTTCCATTGGTCATTTAAGTGATTCTGTTGTAGCCTTGGAAAGAAATCAACAAGATGATGATCCTATATTATCTAACACAACAACTATTCGTATACTAAAGAATAGATATACAGG